GTTATAGACACACCAAGCAGAGCTTCACGGTCAAAGATCCTCTTGGATGTATCAGATAAGAATTTGAAGTCAGTATAGCCGGCTTGCAATGTACCAAGGATCGATGCGGCCTCACATGCCTTGTAGAATGATTCTTCATCCACACACTGGCCGCCATTGATTTCGGTCAGGTTACATCCTTGCCACCCAGACTCACCATCAATCTGTGGGAACATACCAATTTCAACACATGGATTGGTTGTATGCTCTGTAGATTCTACAAATACGAATCCAGGTTCACCAAACTGCTTGATCGAATCCATGATCGCCATGAAGTCTTCTTTCTTGGTTTCCTTACGGACGATCACTGCAGAGTTATTGGAACGTGCACGCTGTGGGTTATCCACAAACCAGTTACCAGTCTTGGCATTCATCATTTCTGTGTCAGTTGGTGAGAACAGACAGATAGTTGCAGAACGCCGCACACCGCCGCTCAGAACCGCGTCAGCGCAATGCATCGCAATATCGTAGACATGGATTGGCCGCAAAGAAACTGGACCTGTTTTTCCCATTACCAGACCTTGAATCAGGTACTCAATACGATCCAGGGCCATACGCAGACCATCAGGGCCAGGAGCTTTAAATCCACCAGAGATCTTTGCACCTTTGGGTCGAATGTTTGTCAGATCGAAGAATACACGACGGCCTTCAAATTCAGGATGTGTACCGCCACCTACAAAATAGGATGACATTAATACGTCCAGTGCAGACGCCCAGCCTTCAATAGAATCCTCTACGACATATCCTTTAGCTTGCTTTTTACGATCGATTACCTGTGGAAGCTTGTCAATGTGATGTGTCTGTACAGAGAAACCAGCACCTGCGCCACAAAGAAGAATATAGAAGTACTCACCAAAGAAAGAGGCACGATCAGCATATGAAGAGGTACAGTTATACATTTTCATTTGGTGCTTGAGTAACTGATCTCCACCAAACTGCAGAGCGCGTTGTGCACCAAGTACACGTTTTTCTTTATAGGCATTAGAAGCAGTGGCCATTTCGTTAGCCAGCTCTGTAGTCATTTTATCTTCATAGTAGTCCTTATGCATAGCCATAACACGATCGACAGATTCATCCCAACTCTCATAACGGTTTTCATCATCAATGTATCGGGAATAAGATTCGTAGAATTTTGTTTGAGACAAAAAGTCTCTCATGTCTAGACTATTAGTCATAGAACGCACCTCTTGTGTTTGAATTTTTGGAATTAGGTATTATATATCAGATCACGAAATTTGTAAACAGTTACTTGAGTTTTTCTACTGCTCGCGATCCAAACCAGAACGAAATAATTGCTGCGAAGATAGATTGAGACTGTGGGTCCCAGATAACATCAGATATCTCGGCCATATTCTGGCCAGCCTTCATCGCTTCCATTACTAGTACGGTTTTATAGAATAAGAAAAAGCCAAAGAAACAGTACGTAATAATAGGACGTACACCTTTCTTTAAACCTGCAAAGAATCCTGTTTCTTTGGAGATTGCAATGTCATGCTCGATCAAGCGCTTATGCTCTTCATGATCAGCCATATCTTTTAGGTAGTCGTGCTCAGCTGTTTGCATCTGCATTTTAAGCTCTGCAGAGGCTCTCATCTTAGCTAACTCGTGCTTCTGTTCTTGACCTTTATTGATTGTATCAAGAATCTTAGGAGCGAACGACGTACCAAATCCTAGAACGGATCCAAGTAGTGCGAACATTAGTTAGGCCTTTTTCTCCTAACGAACGCCTTAAACTTCATAGGTGTAGGAATAATCGCAACGCCGGCGGTCGTATTTGCTATTTCTTCTTCAGCCTTCTTTTTCTTTTTAGGCTGAATCTCTTTCAGAATCTTCTTCTTGTCAAGTGCATTGACCTTCATTTCAGTAAGGACTTTATCCACATTGACGTCATAGTGTTCCCTCAACAGAGCTAACGCAGCAATATACGAAGCCACTCTGGATTTACCTCCAGGTGCAGTTTCAATCAATCTTTTTAAATTAAATACAAGTCTATGAAACAGGTTGAAAGCATTACGCTCCTCCTGGTTCTCGATCTTTTTATCTTTTAGTCTTTTACCGGTCTCATCGATGATGCCAAGTTTGTACGCCTCGGTCTCGCGGAATGGAGTCACCAAGAGCTTTAAGAATCTATAGGTATAGATGGTATCTGCAATTGTCGATACAGCCATTATACTTCTCTTAAAACCTCTACAACTTTCGGATCCATTTGAATCCCGGTTAAATCATCTGGTAGCACATACTTAAGCTTTACCAGGAATGGTTTGATCACTGGCCAATACTTGTATTCCAGTTTCAAAGCCATGATCTTAATACCAATATTTATAGTAAACACATTACAGAAAACAATGATGTGATTCATTAATAATCTGTCTGATAAATCCCCAGTCTCGTGGTACCTATTAATAAGTCTTTTGATGTACTTGATTCTATTCAAGTCTTCATAGAACTCTTCGGTACTAGAGCACTGGGGATTGCTATAATGTTTAGCAGCGACGATTAGATAGTTTTCTTCTGTTACGTCGACGTGTTCACTTAATATTTTCATTATCTAAATACCGATATTACTCCTCGAGTAATTCGATCATCTCAGATTTAGTCATGGTCATATCAAGTTCAATGCCCATATCTTCAGCCCACTCTACCAGCTGCGACTTAGTCATGCTGGAAAGATCTGCAGACAGGGAAACAGTAACCTCAGGCTCTGCTTCGATAAGCGGTTCTGCAATAGGTGCTACTTCTTCTACAACAGGATCAGCTTCGATAAGTGGCTCAGCCGCTGGCTTACCAGACTCTTGGGCATGCTTGCGGTATTCCATAATGTCAGAGTTTGCAAGTCGACGAACCAGAATTACTTTACCAGATGTAGGGTGCACCCATCCCTGTGGAGTAGGTACTGCGTCTGGGCATCCTTTAGGGGGTCTAATCATATTCTTATTCTCCAGAGTTTTTCATTTTAGCAAGAGCTGCTCTCATACCATCTACCATGTTGGTAGGGATAGGATTAACAACGTTCTTGTCGCCGTCAGACTTATCACCAGGTCTAGCAGGCGTCTTGCTTAATGCTTCGTATTTATTCTGCTTGTAAAGCTCTTCAGCATCGTATGCTACTTCCATATTATGCTGATCTACAAAGTCCTTCTTTTTACCCATTGGGATATCATTCTCACCGTTGTTCATCTGCTTATCCCAAGTATCAGATGTTTCTTTAGTTGCACTGTGCTGTGCAGTAGCGCCTGGTGCTAAAGCTTCCATCAGATCGTCATGATTCTTCATGGCATATTTGTTTGCATCTTCTTGGTCTTTGAACTTGGCAACGACCTTACCAGCCTTATTGTATACGCAGTACATCTTCATCTCGTCGTTGTACTTAACGTGATCCTTTGGATCCATGTCTGCCTCTTGTACAGACTCTTCTTTTGTTAAAGTTCCCAATGGAACTTGACGCGATAAAGTTCCCACCAGCTTTTTCTTGTTTCTGCTAGATTGAAACTTCTTATTAGCGTAACGACCAAACTTTACTGCCTGATCGAATTTTTTGTCGCCAGTTTTCTTATCACCTGCGGTATCAGCATCTTTAGACTGACCCATTGCCTTTTGATAAGACTTCATAGCGGTCTTGTAAGAAACCTCATCAACCTTTGCTTCTTGTACTGGCTGCTCGCACTGGCATTTGCCGTCTCTGCATGTAGGGCATTCGGCAGACTCTTCAAAGTAAGCGTTTTTAATTTCTTGATCGGTAAATTCTAAAGCCTTAAGAGCCTTCATGATCTTGCTCTTATCGCCGGTCATCTGCATTTCAGTAGCACCACCAATATTTACAAACCTAACTTTTACGCCAAATCTCTTTGCAACTTTTTTGATATCGTCTTCTTCATTGTAGTCAATATCTGTAGCAAACGTTGCTTCTGCGATTTTCTTAGCAGCGTCGCTTTTCATAGTGACTTTGTATTTCTTGCCACCAAAGTCAAAGTGGGACTTACCAGCTTTCTTGGCAGCTGCAGCAGCACCCATAAAGTGCGATACGTCGTCATCCAGGATCGACTCAGGCACCCATGCGGCACGCTCTGTTTTAGGCTTTGCCATTTCCATTAAGGCTTCTCTAATTGACATTTGTTTTTCCTTACTTATTAAACAGGTAGGTGATTACGGTGCCAAAACCACCCACCACGCCTGTAATGATTATCCAACTGATTCTATTTATAATATTTACTGTTATCTGGTTCTTCTGAACTACTTTTTCCATTTCATTCATCTTATCATATAATTCGTAAATATCTTTTCTTAGGATCTTATGATCTTCTTCTTGATTAATCAGTTTCTCTTCAACTCGTGCCATTTGTACGAGAACTTCAGAGAGCTTATCAATTTTCGATTCAATCCGATCCATGCGCTCTGCGTTAGTTGCCATTTTAGTCTAGCTCCGATACGGTTTTGCCCTTTTCCCACATACGACATGACCAATACCGAGCCTTCCACTTCGGGCCTGGATTAGTGTCACACTTGTGACGGGCTCTAAAACTTTTACGGCGGTTAGGGTCGTCACGCTTAATCTCTTGTCCGGGCTGACCGAATCCAAGTTTAATAACGTTCCCCTTTTCATTTTTAACGTAGACGTAGAACTTGTGGTTACCACCGCCTGGAGCACGGAACGGGTCGTTAAGCTTAACCTTCTTACCTTGGTACTCTGCCTGTTCTACAATCGGGTCTTCTTCAATATGGCAACCGAATGACTTCATTTTGCAGCCTGCCTTGCTCTTTGTTTTTGTTGCATGCTACGAAGCTTTTGACGATACTGCTTACGTTGATCTAACTCTTGTCTAGCTTTATCTCGTTCAGCTTTCTTTTCATCCCGCTTTCTACGAGCATCAGCAACCTTTACAGGATCGAAACGGTCTCTTGCCTTCTTAGCTGCATATGCTGCGCCTCCAATAGCACCTAAAGCAGCTACACGAGTTGCAGTAGCTGCTGTACCCTGAAACCCTACCTCGTTGGTCTGACCTGGGGTTTCTTTAGCGTAAGTCCTACGAATTTCATCAGTACCCATTTCAAGATACTCTTTAACGTCTTCTTTATCGTCGTCATCCTCGCTTGCCATATAGTTATAGGCAGAAGTAATGTAGTCAGATGCCTTAGTAATTTTATTTTGAACCCATTCTGGAAGATTCTCTTCGTCATCAAACATTTTGATCATATGTTCAGCATCACGGAGAATCGACTTAAGCTGGTTCTTAGCCATTTCGCCTTCGTTGTCATACTCGCCAGGGTCTTTAGCTTCTTTAACGTCTTCTGGGTCATTAATCTTAACAATGTTAGACTTGGCAGGAACCATCCGTACTTTCTTTTTGCCAGTAACAGGATCGTTGTACATCTGAGGCTTTAGAGCAGCAGAGCGGTTAGAGACTTCATTATCTTCTTTCTTCTGAGGCAAACCTTTATGTTTAGTAGACGCAAAGTCATCTAACTCTTTTGTAGACATAGACTTTGCAAGCTTCTCTACTGCAGGAGTTACCTTATCTGCATCTAGCTCGCCACGCTTGTGTTGGAGAGCCAACGCCATAAGCTTTTGCTGGGCAATAGAAGTTGCCTTTTCATGTAGTTGCTTAAACTTCATTTGCGAATCTTTCCTTTAACTTTTGCCCAGAGATCAGGGTCGCCTTTAACACGAGTCCTGCCACCAGTCATAAAGGAATTGACTCGAGCCATACCCCATTGCTGAGGAGTAGTGCCTGGCTTGTGACCGACCTTCCAAGCAGCAACGCCACGCTTGTAGACCTGCTTTAAGATGCCAAGTGGATAGCCACTCTTATCTGCTTTCTTTTTAAGAGCAGCGTCTGCGCTCTCCCAAATAGCAGTAAACTGTTTGAAATTAAGCACTGGTAAACTCTCCGTACATTTGTCTGAACTTTTTAGTGTAAGGACTTTCTTTAGTCTTGGCGGTTGCATCACCGGGCGCCTTCTTATAGGCTGAAGGATCGTCGTCTCTTCTCTTTGCCATTTTTCTAAAGTGTGCATCACGCTTAGACTTCGTAGATTTAGACTTAATACCTTTATGGAAGGTAGCAGGCTGCGAGCCTTTCTTGTCGTCGATATCTGGGTCTTGCTCTACTTCGATCTTTTCGTTGGCTGGTACGCAGTTAGGAACTTGCCTACCGTTCTTCATTTTTAAACCACGCTGGGTGTATCCAGGCCAACATGCTTCTTCTACTGAGTCTAGCCATACGCGCTTCTTATTACCATCAAATTCTACGATCAGGTAGTTGGAGCCACGATGACGTACAGTACCAACCTCTGTAGATTCTTTTAATCTAACCGGACTACCAATAGCGAATAGATCGCCGCTAACGTAGCTCTCACGTGTTTCGGAAACTGGCGCCAATATAACATGTTGAGCAAATGACCTATTCTCATTGAGTTTCATTCCCTTCCGGACTGCGTTAAATAAGTCCTTAGCTAAGCTGTCAGTTACTCCCTTGGGTAAACCCATTGCGAACTGGCGGAAATCGTTGTTCTTGGCGTTTTCACGCTGCTTAGAAGCAGACATACCCGACACATCATCCGAATCTGGATCACGTGCACCAGCAGATACGACTTTAATTGTATCAAACTCGTACTTACCATGTCGAGAGTCGACGCCATTATACTTTTTAAGAAGATCATTGAACTGCTGCACACGATCAGACCCAACAACCATTACTAGGTTCTTGTAGCCCTTCTTCTGAATGTGCATGACAGCATCTAATACGACTTTAATAGAAGTATCCATAATAATGTTCCGTGCATGTTTCGGGAACATTTTACGCATGAATTTAACTTTAGTCTGATAGTCTAGTGGATTCTTTTTAGCATCCGAGGACTGAGATGTAAAGACGAAGTAGTCTTTACCCTTTGCGGTCTTAGCCAACTTATCCAGTAGCTTTTCGTGACCAGTCGTCGGTGGATTAAATCGCCCAAAGACAAGATAACCTACAGAGGACTGTTCTTCTAGATATTGCTTAAAACCGTTAATCATAATTAGTACATTCCGGGAGTTTTAGGACGTGGCTTACCTTGGCGTCTAGCTACGTCAAGCTTTCTCTTAGTGGGCAGAAGTCTCTTAGAGATTCTGGACATTGCAGGCTGATGCTTAGTAGCGATACGCTTTTCGATACGAGACTTTTGAGCATGGGTCATACCCTTCTTGCTCTTACCACCATAGAATCTCTTAGTGATAAGATCAGTAGCAGTTCTGCGACCACGTCTTTTTAATCTATCAAGTGTGGCAGGACGACGAAGTGCAATCTTTCTTTGACGCTGAAGCTTCTGTTTGTAGCGCTTAGCTTGGATTGCTTTCTTACGTCTGCCTTGGAAAGTCAGTACTTCAGACAGGGCTAAAGACTCCTCCCCGTTTAAGGGAGAAGTCTCAGATACGACGGAGAGGAAGTCTTTAAACCCAATCATTTTAGAACTTGAAGCCTACGCCAATTTTCATGCCGTCAGAGGTGGTAAC